CAGGAGCAGCACCTGCTGCTGCAGCAGGTGGGGCAGGAGCTGCAGCGGCAGCAACTCCGCCACAAATTTAATAAATAAAATTATGAATTTATTTGAAATATTTGAGCCTACTCCGTATGGTTATAGAACTGAGAAAGATGACCAAACATCTGCTCAACCTAAACAAACTAGACGCACTAGATTAACTTTAACTCGTATTAAAAAGTTACGCACAGTAAATGATGTTCGTAAAATAGAGCATGGCAAATATTTAGAAAAAGTAAGTAAACAGTATAAACCGCCTGCCGCGGCACCAGGTTTGGGTTTATAAAAAACAAAAACCCCTAAAAAAGAGCTATTTTAGCTCTTTTTTTTATAATATCTGTAAATAAAAACAGATAGTGCCCTTTAATAACTTAAAAAGGAAAGAATATGTCAAAGTATGAAAAATTAATAGAATATATCATCAACGATGAGGAAGACAAAGCTCGTCAATTATTCCATCAGATCGTTGTTGAAAAAAGCCGCGAAATTTATGAATCAATCATGGACGAAGAAACAATGGGCGGCGATCCTGTTTCTAGCCTAGTTGATGAAGTCACTCACGACGAACATGGTGTTCATGAAGCTGAAGATGACATGGAAATTGATGTTGATATGACCCCAGATTCTGGTGATGAAATGGATGGCGACATGGAAATGGACGCTGACATGGAAATGGATACAGATGGTATGGGTGGTGATAATGACATGGAAGACCGTGTTATGGATCTAGAAGATGCATTAGATGAATTAAAAGCAGAGTTTGATGCACTAATGGCAGATTCTAATGGTGAAGATGACATGGACATGGGTGATGACTCTGAGGAAGATTCAGAGGAATCTGACGATGGCGAAGAAGCTGATGCTGATGAAGAAGATGACGAAGAAGCTATTCAAGAAGCCAAGAAAATGAAAGCTAAGGCTAAAGAAAAACAAAAACTTATGGACAAAAAGCACATGAGTGAAGCTGCTCGTCTTCGTGAATACACCGAGAAGTTAGGCGACATTTATAAGCAAGAGCCTGCCAAAGGTGAAGGCCATGAAGTAGGTAAAGGCGGATCAGTAAGTGTAGACAAGAAATCTATTGTTGCTGGTAAGAATAACATGGGTGGCACCACTGCAAATATTGTAAAAGGTGGCACAGAGCAGGATCCAGACAACAAGCAGATTCCTGAGCCTAAGAATGAATATGCCAAAGGCAGAGGGGAAGTAAAGCATTCTAAAGAGTGGAAGAACCGCGTAGGTGGAAATTCTGGCACTTTTAAAGAAAAAGCACCTGCAGCAAAGAGTGGTGAAGAAGGTGCAGTAAACGATCGTAGCCCACTAGCAAAATAAGGCAATAACATGCATATCCTCAGAGAACACTTGAGTTTTGATACAGCAGAGATGAAGGTTATCTCTGAGGATGCCCCTTCGGGAGGAGGCAAAAACCTATTTATGGAAGGTATTTGCTTGCAGGGAGGCGTCCTTAATGAGAATGGTAGGGTATATGAAGTAAGAGAAATTTCCAAAGCTGTTGAAAGCATTAATGACAAGATTCGTAAAGGATTCAGTGTATTAGGTGAAGTGGACCATCCAGAAGATTTAAAGATTAATTTAGATCGTGTGTGTGCAAATATAAAGCGTATGTGGATGGATGGACCAAACGGTTTTGGCAAATTACAAATTTTACCTACACCAATGGGCAATTTAGTACGAGCCATGTTGGAAAGTGGAGTAAAATTAGGAGTTTCTAGTCGCGGTCAGGGTAATGTTGATCGTAATGGAAAGGTCAGTGACTTTGAAATAGTAACTGTAGATATAGTAGCACAACCCAGTGCGCCTAATGCATATCCTACACCTGTATATGAGGGTGTAAGAAATATGCGTCATGGTCATCATTTGATGGAAATGGCCAAGGAAGCTAAATCAGACCAAAAGGTACAAAAATACCTAGAAAAAGAAGTCACCAAATTAATTAAAGAGTTGAAACTTAAATAGGAGAAATGATCCATGTTCGACGCTATTAAACCTTTAGTTGATAGTGGAATCATTAACGAGGATACCCAACAAGCTTTAAATGAAGCTTGGGAATCAAAGTTAAATGAAGCAAGAGAACAAATTCGCAGTGAAATGCGTAATGAGTTCGCCGGCCGCTATGAACATGATAAGGGACTTATGGTAGAAGCCCTAGACAAGATGATCACTGAAAGTCTCCAAGCCGAAATTCTTGAATTCCGTGAGGAAAAAGAAAGTTTAGCAGCTGATCGTGTGCGTTTTAATCGTGAATTAGCAGAAAGCGCACAGCGTTTTGAGAAGTTTTTAGTTAAACAATTAGCTGAAGAAATTCGTGAACTTCACGAAGATCGCAAAGCTGCTTCTCAAACTACAAAACGATTAGAAAGTTTTGTAGTAAGACAATTAGCTGAAGAAATTCAAGAGTTTAGTAAGGATAAACAAGCAGTAGTAGAAACAAGAGTGCGATTAGTATCTGAAGCCAAAGCAAAAATGGAATCATTACAGCGTAAATTTGTAGAAAGATCTGCTCGTCTTGTTGAAAGCACAGTGTCAAATAGTCTTAAAGGTGAATTAACTCAGCTTAAAGAGGATATTCAATCTGCTCGTGAAAATAACTTTGGGCGTAAATTGTTCGAAGCTTTTGCCAGTGAATTTGCAATCAGCCATCTCAATGAGAATAAGGAAATTGTAAACTTACGCAAACAGTTAGAAACAAAACATCAAGAAGTTATGGAAGCAAAAAAGGCAATTGAAGATAAAGAAACTTTAATTGAGTCAGTTCAAAGAGAAACAAAGGTAATTAAGGAAGTTTATGAGCGTCGTGAAGCAATTAACGACTTACTTAAACCACTTAATAAAGAGAAACAGGCAGTAATGAGCCAGTTACTCGAAACGGTGCAGACAGATAAGCTAAAGTCTGCATTTGAAAAGTATCTTCCTGCAGTACTTAACAATTCAGTCGCTGTCCAACCCACAAAGAACCGTCAGCAAATTACTGAAAGTCGTGTTGAAGTAACAGGAGATAAAACTGCTAAGGTACACGCTGAGCCCGATTATAATAATGTAGTCGAAATTAAGCGTCTAGCAGGGCTAAACTAACCCTAATTAGGAGAAAAAGAAAAAAATGTCACAAGTACTATTAGAAGGCCGTTGGGGCGAAACAAAAGAAGCCCTACTAGAAGGCCTAAATGGCTCTCGTAGAACTACGATGGGCATCGTTTTAGATAACACCCGTAAGCACCTTATGGAAGCTGCAACCGCTGGCTCAACTGCTGCTGGTAATGTTGCAACTCTAAATCGTGTTATTCTTCCAGTAATTCGTCGTGTTATGCCAACCGTTATTGCTAACGAAATCGTTGGTGTACAGCCTATGACTGGTCCAGTAGCTCAGATCCATACATTGCGTGTTCGTTATGCTGAAACTGCAACTGCAACAGCACCAAGTCCCTTCGATACTAGCACAACCGCTGGTGACGAAGCTCTTAGCCCATTTAAGATTGCTACAGCTTATTCAGGCAGTCTTACAACTGGTCGTGCTACTTCTGTTTCTGCTCTAGAAGGCGTTCCTGGTCGTAAAATTAATGTCCAGATTCTAAAGCAAGTTGTTGAAGCTAAAACACGCAAACTAAGCGCTCGTTGGACTTTTGAAGCTGCTCAGGATGCTCAAAGCATGCACGGTCTAGATATCGAAGCTGAAATTATGGCTGCTCTAGCTCAGGAAATTACTGTTGAAATCGACCAGGAAATCCTAGGCTCATTACGCAGTCTTGCAGCTACCGATTTCGCTTACGACCAAGCCGCTGTGTCAGGTACTGCAACATTCGTTGGTGATGAACATGCTGCTCTTGCTGTTCTAATCAATCGTGCTGCTAACCTAATCGCTCAGCGTACTCGTCGTGGTGCAGGAAATTGGGCAGTTGTAAGCCCCGCTTCATTAACTGTACTACAGAGTGCTACTACTTCAGCTTTTGCTCGTACAACTGAAGGCACTTTCGAAGCACCAACTAATACTAAATTCGTTGGTACCCTAAACGGTGCAATGCGCATTTATGTTGATAGCTATGCTAGCGATTCACAAGCTGTTCTAGTTGGTTATAAAGGCTCAAGCGAAGCTGATGCTGCCGCTTTCTATTGCCCTTATATCCCTCTAATGAGCTCTGGTGTTGTACTAGATCCAACTACTTTCGAACCAGTAGTTGGCTTTATGACACGCTACGGATATGTCGAATTGACAAATACTGCATCTTCACTTGGAAATGCAGGAGATTACCTCTCAGAAATCTCTGTAGCAAATTTGAGCTTCCAATAATCGAAAGATTGTTGTTAAACGAAAAACCCGCTTCGGCGGGTTTTTTCATTGTGTTTTCATTCTAATTAATATATATTATATATAGGTTCATATGTAATAGGTTCAAAATGAAAACAAAAGTTTTAGAACTAATAAAAGATAAACCCAAGCATTTTTCAAAAATTATTAAAAATTCGCCTGAGTTATATAAGTGGATATTAGATAATACCAAGATACAATCAGAAAATTTTTCTGAAATGGTATACAGTGCCATTTACAGTGAATCTAACATATGTCAAAATGGAAATACTAAAAAGTTTAATTCTATAAATGAAGGATATAGATTTTGTGGGCCTGCGAATAAATGTTCATGTGCACTTGCCTCAGTAAAAGAAAAGGTCACACAAGCAAAAAACTCTTATACTGATAAGAAACGCAAACAAATCGCAGCCCGCCGTATTAATACTACACTCAGTCGTTACGGTGTAAAAAATAATGCACAAACTGAAGCAGCCAGACAAAGGCATAAAGAATATTACGATAAATTTCCACGAAAACCTAAACCAGTAAAATTAACTTCTTATCAGAAATTAGACAAAAAATATAAATTAATGGGAAATGTGGTGTTCATAACTCCAGAACACATGTACAAAGGTGTTAGTGATCAAATATATTATCAATTTAAATGTTTAACTTGTAATAATAATTTTGATGACTATATAGATAATGGACATTTGCCTAAGTGTCGAATTTGTAATCCTTATATTCCTTCTTACACAAGTAAACAAGAAACAGAAGTTTTTAATTTTATAACTACCATTACAGATAAAACTGTAATACAATCAGACAAAAGCATAATTAATCCTTATGAATTAGATATTGTAATACCTGATTTAAAACTTGCAATTGAATATTGTGGACTTTATTGGCATTCCGAAGCTTATAAAACTGATAAAAATTATCATATTAACAAAATGCACCTTTGTAATCAAAAAGGATATAGATTAATTACGATATTTGAAGATGAATGGACAAAAACTCCTAATATAGTTAAAAGTAGATTAAAAAACATATTAGGTACAGATAAAAAAATATACGCTAGACATTGCACTGTGAAGTTAATTGCACATGACCAGGCAAAGGGTTTTATTAAAGAACATCATATTCAAGACAATACTATATGTAAATTTGCCTATGGGTGTTTTTACAAAGACGAGCTAGTCGCAGTTATGACTTTTGGTATTCCAAGATATGATAAAACGGTACAATATGAGTTAATACGCTATTGTAGTAAAAATACCATTGTTGGCGGTGCTAGTAAATTATTTGCTAAATTTGTTGCAGAATGTAACCCACAATCTGTTATTTCTTATTGTGATATGCGATGGGGAACAGGGAATTTATATAAAATGTTAAATTTTGTAAAAGTGGACAAAAAACTAGAACCAAGTTATGCTTATACCGATTTTGTACATCGTTATCATAGATCTACTTTCACCAAAGGAAAAATAGTAACATTGGAAAATGCTGATAAAACTGAATATCAAATCATGCGAGAACGAAATATATATAGAATATGGGATTGTGGGCAATCAAAATGGTTATACACTATTGCACAGTGAAAATTGTAAATACGCTAAATATTATAAACAAATTCTCAATCGGGATGGGAAGTGCAGAAAGGACCGTAAGGTCCTTTTTGTTTTATTAAGAGTAAATAATATTATGAAAGTAAATGATATTATATTAGAATCCTGGCCAGGTAGAAATAAAAACAAAATTTATAAATTGTTAGTTGATGCCACTGACTCGGGACCATTTGATGGTGGATGTGTAATATTTGCTCAAGCATTACAAATGAAATATGGTGGTGATATTTTTGTTCTTGTAAATCATAAAGAACAGGCAGATCATGCCGCAGTAAAAATAGGTAATGTTCTAATAGATGCAGATGGGCCAGCAGAAATTAATGAATTTGTAAAAAGATTTGAAAGAAATGAACGAGTAGGTATTAAGTCTATTAGACCTATACAAACTATTGATTTGTCTGATGCACCTAGAAATAGAGAACTAGCAAAAAAAATTGCTCATCTTCTGTAACTTATAAATACCTATGCGGTCTGCTCGACCGCAACACACATACACACAAGGAGAACATTATGAGCAAATCACCATATGAGATTCGTCTCGAACTTTTAAAACTAGCTAACGAAATTACTGTTACCCCAATATTTCAAAAACGGGAAGCTTTACTCACAGAATATAATTCTAAATTAACAGATGATAATAGGGATAAATTAAGTTTCCCTACCTTACCTGATTTTCCATCTATTAATGATATAATTAGTAAAGCTGAGGAATTAAATAGATTCGTAAGTCAAAACTAATCAACAAAGGGCCTTAGGGCCCTTATTTCATATAAAATAAAACAGGTGTTAAGTTTTTTCTACACTGTCGATAAATATCTTAATATATTATATCGTCATGAAAATAAAAGACATCCTTGCAGAGATACAAAGAACCGGCACTGACCGCGACAAGACCGATTACAGTAAGGAAAAAATAAGTCAAAAAACTTTACGCAGAGTCCGTATGATACCCGGGAGCAAACAATATGGCTATGAGGCTGCACCAGGCAGAACCAAGCTTACTCAAGCGGATTATCTCATACACCTAATAGATGTACCAGCACGGAGATATATAGGTTGGTTGGGGTTAAAATCTGCCAGCTGGTTTCCTATAAAGAAAAGCTATCAAGTAGCAAACATTGCTATTGATGATGCATATCGCAGTCTAGGACTGGGACAAAGCCTGTATGGTATTGCACTCAGTTTGCTAGGCTTCACAATAGTGGCCGGTGAAACTCAAACACCTGAAGCGCGACGAGCCTGGGTAAGAATGAATTCAATACCAGGTGTTCTCATACGGGGCTATACTTCTGTATTTGCTGATGACTGGAATTTGCGAAACAATCGCAGCGAAATTTACGATGATTCTGCAGCCAGGTTAATCGGAGCATTATTGCGAGGCGATGGTAAAGTAATAGGAAAAGCCACGAACTTTGTGTATGTAAGTTTTCCGGTGGGCATTAATGCTGATCAAACTGAACTACAATCAATACAAAAAGGCATAGCAATTTATAGTGCCCGCCATCCTGAAGAAGGTGGCACAGATAATGGACTGTATGCTCGTTGGGTAGGTGGACAATGAGAGCGCATGAGTTTATAATTGAAAGTCAACTACGATTTGATGTTCCTAACGAAAATTGGTTAGAGGACAAAATTACCTATGCCGAGAAAAAAGGTCGTGATAGGTTCGGTGCACCATATTTTGGTGCCACAACTGCCTATATACCCAATGGTGAAAATGTAATTGTACCAGTTAATTTACTGGCAAAATTACCAGGTATGCGTAAAGAACAGCAAAATGTGCGGCAAAAGGATTTAGATGCTATCATGCAGATAATGAAAGATACAGGAAAACTGCCGTTAAACAATCGTGGTCAAGAATATGTTCCATTCATTGTAGTAGCCTACAATGGTGAAGCCTGGGTCAATGAAGGCAACCATCGCATAATGGCTGCTGCTAGGTTGGGCTGGAACAGTTTGCCTATTGAGCTAAAATATTATGATGGAGGAGAGAGAATAAAAAGCGGGCCACTATATCCAGGCAAACTAGGACTCCTATGAAAGCTGCAGAATTTATAACTGAAAGTCTCAGCAAAATTGTTTACCACTATACCAATATTCTTTCTGCAAGACAAATCCTTACCTCTGGAAACTTTGAACTCAGTAGTGGTTTAGGCAGTGTAGAACAACAATATATGCCACGGGGTAAATATTACTTTCTTAGCACCACACGCACACGCACAGGTGGTTATCACGATATTATAGGTAGCTCTGCGGTATTATTTGTGTTAAATGGTAACTGGTTTAATCGTAATTATATTAGCAGACCAGTGGATTATTGGCTGAATAGATCTCCTGAACAACAGCATCATCGTGCTCATGAGGCCGAGGATCGTGTGTTTAGCTCTGAATCTACTATACCAATTGACGGAGTTACTGCTATACATGTATATATAAGCCCTGACGCAGAACCGCAAATCAAGGCATTGGCTCGACAAACATTGATCGCTGCTAAACGCAGACACATACCTACATATTTTTACCAAGATAAAAAAAGTTGGCGTTTATTGGATACAAGACGAACTACCAGTGGTGCTTTACCAGGCCAAGACACTCGTAAAGGCTATATAACCAGCCGCCGTCGTGGGTACATGACGCCTTGGATCGAATTAATAAAAGCAAATAGCAAAGAACAATTAGGCAAAGATGCTGATCGTATAAGATATAATTTAATGTATTCTTACGATCGATCAGAATCTGCGAATGGATTGGCCAACGACTTATCCAATTCTCGTAAACCTGACAGCGGTCCAGATCGTCGGCATGCAACCACAATTATTCAATATATGCGGGAACGAGGATTTACCAAAGTATCGGAGTTTGTTGATAGTTTGGCCGAGAAATGGAAGGCGATAAAATGAAAGCAGAAGAATTTATAATTGAAGGTCGCTCTCATCCTATAATCGTAGTAGATGTTCAGCCTGAATATTGTAATCATACTGCTGTCTGTGAAAAGATAATAAAATTTGTTGTTAATCAAACTGGTCCAGTTTTAATGTTTGTTAATGCAGAAAACATGGGACTAACCGGAGATACAGTCAATGACATTGTGTATTGGTGGGAAGAAACTGCCGGACTAGAATATAATAAAAAAGAAGATGAATATGTAAGTAATATAGATTGGTCAAGATTTAAAATTGTAGATAAAGGTTACGGATATTTAAGATCTTGGATGGATAATGGTGTAAGTGCAGGGGCAATAATTCGTGTTATCCGTGCAATGTATTCAAACCGCATATCCGACAGTAGAGACTTTGAAGATATTGACCCTGAACTGTTGCCTAAATTAGTTGGTAGTGAATGGGATGCGTGGATGTATCATGAACCTATTATAACAAATTGGACTAGTATTGCACAATTAAAACAATTTAGTGGTGCGTATATTGTAGGTGGCGGGCGTAATGAATGTTTGCGAGAAGTTGAACTGCTAATGAATGCTTTCAACATTAGCTATAAAAGAATAGATAATTTGGTATACTAATATGAGAGCACAAGAAATACTAAACGAATACACCGGAATGGATCGCCCCTATAAGATTGAGCGTGATCCCGTCAATCCCTACATTTACACAGCTAACATAGAGGGGACAACAAAAATTTTAATGATTCAATATTTTGATATTGTAAGTTCATATATATCATTGAGAAATAATTTTATACCGAATCTAAATCATTTGCTATGGGAAATATCTTTTGGGATAAGACAAACACAGGGAGAACCTCTCAACTGGAAACCAGAAGCACCCGGTGGGTCTACTCAAGCTAAACAAAATGCTGTGATATTACCCAGAATTCTTAGTACAATAACAGCATCAATGGATGAATTTGTTAACGATTTAGGTATAGTACCACAATTTGTTTGCTATATTCCGTCCACTGATCGATTGGGTCAACTATATACTCGAATAGCTCCTAGACTTATGAGTAAATTTGGATATCAATCTGTTGACTCTGAACGAGTTGAACAATATTTCAGCGAAATGTCGGGCCAACAGGATGAAGTAGGAGACTTTTTTGCTATGCATATAAATCGTCACTCCTACAGATTTTTTGAGAGAACACGATGAGAGCACAAGAATTTATAGTCCAAGACAAAAATAAAGAGTTTGAACGCTTAGTTGCGGACATTCTTGAAATTGCTCCTCAAGCCTACGAAATATGGTTCTATGGCAGTAGAGCAAGGGGAGATCATAAACCTAGCAGTGATTATGACATATTGGTTATGATTCCAGACTCCATAGTAGGGGGAGATTTCTTAGATCTGCAATTGGCATTAGAAAAACTATCAGCAAAGTATAACAATTTTGATGTACAGGCTTCACACTCATGGAATATGATAAGTCGATCTGCTCGAGAAGAGGGTAGACTTATATGGCAAAATAAATCTATTATAGAAAACTCCGGCAAATACAAATTTTTTCGTCCCGGAGAATTAACAGGTTCCTACACATATGCTCAATTACAAGCATTAGGATTTAGACAAAGTCAGTCGGGGTCATGGTATATTGCAGTGGATAAATGGAATGAATTAGTAAGAACTAACCAGATATCTGAATCAGAAAGTTTAATCGAAAAAAGAAAAAGAAATAAAAGAAAATCTAAAACACGAAAAATAGCCTATGGTGGTTGGGTATATGGTTATCCAGCAGCATCTGGTGAGAGTGGTGAAGGCGGTGGTGATGGGGGTGTGGCGGAAGGCGTTAAGGACTATCTCTGGCACGGGTCTAGACATAGAAATAAGGTATTAGTACCCCATAAAGCCAATGATATCGGTGGAAAAGAAGAAAGCAACAAAAATGCCATATATGCTACTCCAAATGCTAAAGTTGCTATAGCACTGGGGCTTACTACACCAGGTTCAGACACTGGTATGTTCCCCAATGATCCACAAATGGTTTTATTCAAAGGTGACATTAGAAAAGGCGAAATGGTTTACTTACACAAGGTACCTAAGTCTTTATTCATAAAACATAATAGTAGAGAGTGGTACTCTAAACCCGATGTAAAAAAAATTGTAGTGTCATCTAAGAACATAATAGAAATTCCTGTAGACAAACATTTGAATTTGATAAGACAAGCAACTCCTGCTGATTTAGAATTACAGAAAAAATATATGAAACAAGGTGTGGCGGAAGATACAATTTACGAAAGTTTAACACAGCCATATGAACTAATTGACTGGGATCAGGAAGATTTTAGTGAATCAGTTAAAACTTGGGCTGCTCTGCCAGATGGCACTTATTTAGAAATCGATTTCGATCAGGAAAGCCCAGATCTTAATGATTGGACAGTAACATTTCATCGTGACGACACCATGGACTTAACTGGACAAGGAGATGCATATAGAATCTTTGCAACAGTTTTATTTGCTATAAGAAAATTTGTAATTAATCAAAATCCTGACGCAATTTCATTTTCTGCATTTAAAAATAAAGATGAAACAGGCAGTCGTCAAAGTCTCTATACTGCTCTAGCTAAAAGATATGCCAATAGTTTAGGATATATATTCAGTACTAAAGAGGATGCTTATCATCAACATTATATTTTTAGAAAAATAAGGCAGAAAAACAAAATACAAGAAGCCATAGAATATCAACGGCACCTAAAATTAATTAATGCTCATATGAAAAAAATGGGTTATCAAAAACTAGGCGGAGGTGCAGATGCTCAGGTATATGCGAAAACTGAAGATCAAGTTATTAAAATATTAATTCCGTCTGATGCAACTAATGTCAGCACTGCTGAAATAGCTTTTGTAGAGTTTTACAAGTTTTGTCAGGCCAATCAGCGTAATCCACATCTTCCTAAATTCTTTAAAATACAAGGGCAAGATTATACAGATTTTTATATTGATGGTGAGCGATTTATTCAGATCGCTCAAGAACGATTAACTGAAATTCCAGCACCTAGCAAATATGATGAAATGTTATTTGATATGATAAATTCAGTGGAAAATGATGCTCCGCTGGAACGCAGTTATCCAGGATATGAATTATTATATAAAACTTTACAGTCAGTATCTAAGCTGGGAAAAATATTAGGATTCGATTCTGATTTTATAAAGACAGATGACGATTTTAATATAATGATTAGGGGACAAACTTTAGTGATTACTGACCCTTGGGTTAACTTTAAGTTGACGGAAAACGGCAGTGAAGAAAATGAAGAGCAGATGGATCAAGATGATTTTAATCAACAAGACCCCGGCCAGCCTATTCCATTTCCCAAAGGTACAACAAGTGTAGATGTCAGTGATCCTTACGATTGGTATAAACTAGGCATGATAATTTCAGATTTAGATGATGCTAATCCCAAAGCATTTGGTACAGGAGCACCTAGTACTGTAATAGCATTTGGCAGTGAGCAAGAAGAACATAAATTTTTACCTTATTTGAAAAAATTAGGATTAAAAATACACGATATAGATAAGCCAGAAGATACGCAAAAGGTGGTGCCTGCTAAAGCTTTAATTAAACACTTAGAAGAAAATTTTGCTGATGGCAGAAATCCACAAGATAAAGGCGATAGTAAAAGATACAATGTACCAACTAAAGGTAAAATAAGTACCTTACGAAAAATAGCAAAACAAGGAGGGCGAAGAGGACAACTTGCTCATTGGATGGCTAATATGCGTAGTGGTAAACAAAAGGCTAAAAAATGAAGATTAATGAAATATTAATTGAATCAAGTCAGGCTCCACATGGTGTGGTCTTCAAAAGCAGTAAAGTTGCTTATGTAGGACAAGCACACGGTCATTCTGTACAATTAGATAAAGATGTGAAAGAAAAAATAATAGATATTATTAACAAGTACGGTGCTTGGTATGAAGGTGTAGGTTCTGATAGCAAATTCGTTAAAGATTTAACAACAAAATGGAAAGGTTCATGGGACGATAAAGCCAACAAGGAAATTAAGAATTACCCATCTGACTTCATTTATGTATTATTTTCTAATACCAAAGAAAATGACCAGAAAAATATTTTGCCCGGCAAGGGCACTATATTTGATAGAATACTAAAAACCCAACGAAGTTGGGGATATTTTAAAGATGGAAGAAAGTTCAACGATGAAGATTTAATCAAATTCTTAAAGTCTTGCAGTGAGCCTGACATAGATTTTTTAAAACTAAGCACTCAAGAAGCATCACCCAAAAATGTTAATAGTTTTATATCCCTA